GAGGAGCGTTTAAACGATGGCTCTAGACGTTTTGATAAACAAGACCGCATGCTTTATGGAATTATTATTTTAATTATTGGGAGCATTTTGATCCCGCAGTTTTTAGGAGGTTGATATGTCAGAAGAAGGAATTCGAGTCCCAACGTGGGCATTGCCAGCGTTTTTAGCTGTACTGTCGGGCGCTGTTGTATGGGGCGCTAGTCAGGCGCAAGCACAGGCTACACAAGAAGAAGTGGATCGTATTGAAGCTGTAGTAGAAAAAACAGTTGAAGAGGCACAAGCCACGGGAAAATTAGCAGCAGTCAATGCGAGCAAGATCGAGGCTATCGTCGATTCATTGGCGGAGCAGTCCGAGACAGCGAAGGCATCAGATCAGAAACTTCAGCAATTAATAGAGATAATGCTGAAGCAGAACTAGAGTACGACCCCGCCAGCCCGAATTTGTTTTGCGATTTGCGGGAGTGGCGAATGTTAGAGCTAGTCAATCCTCCTGCATACCGTCACTGCCTTGCATTGGCATGGTTACGATACAACCACCGCCAGTGCGGGTACGGCGCTCAGATCTACATACAGAACACGATGCCGCGTGTTTTGGGCACAGCACATCAACTTGATGCAGAACTGCTTACTTGGGAACTTGTTAAGCCAAAAGCTGTGCGTACTCAAGCGGTTCAGAAGAAGAAGCGTCTGTAATGGATGCGGCTCCTTTCCCGAACAGTGTCAACGCCCCAGTGCCGACTGTGGTAAAAAACAAAATACACGACAGTTTTCGCATCAATCAAATATCTAATGTGCGAACAGATAAGGTGGCAGCTACTACAAAATACAGCGAGTTTGTGTATGAATATCGAAGCGGTGAGGTGCTTACCACGACCCTCAAGATATCCGGACAAAGCCTATTGGATATACGCGCATGACCATGATGATTTTTGTGCTGATATTGGTTGAAAAAGGACAGCCCACAGGAGAAGAGTTTTACTTTCAAGAGCTTACGTCGTGCCTTGAATACTCAGATGCGCTTAATAATCAGTCGGTTAGCTTTCAAAATGGCAGTAGAAATAGGTTCTTTGAATCATACTGCCGAGTTCGTCAAATCAATGTCACTGATGCAGGTACTAAGATACTATTCAGAGACCCAAAGAAGTCGGGGGATTGATGAGTCCTAAGAAATTAGAGCCTAAATCACGGTATGCTCAGTACGACCTAGATGGAGATGGGGTCGTGAGCGATGAAGAATTGGCGCGAAATCAAGAACTCGTTGAGATCGAACTGCGTGAAGAGAAAGCAGATAGTCAACGCCGAATGGCTTGGGTTAGTCTTGGCAGTATGGTGGTTTACGCTGTATTACCACTTTTGCCCTTCATACCTGAGTCTCGTTTGTCCACTTTGGCTTCTCTGAGCGACATGCTATTCCTTAGCCAAGCAAGTATTGTGGGTTTATACTTTGGTGCAACAGCTTATATGGCTCGTGGTCGATGAGTAAAAGGCGTGGCGTTTAAACGGTATATAAATGACATTACAAAGATTTAACTTTAAGCCGGGAATTTATAGAGAAGGCACTGCGTATAGCAATGAGGGTCATTTTTACGATGCTTCATTTGTTAGATTTAGAAGTGGTCATCCAGAAAAAGTTGGCGGTTGGGTAAAAAAATATACAGCTTCATTTATTGGAGTTTGTCGAAAAATAAAACAATGGGCTGCTAATGATGGACTGCGGTTTATTGCGCTAGGAACAACAAAAAAGACGTACATTATTTCTGGCAATATATTTATAGATGTAACTCCAATACGAGATACAACAAGCGCAGGTGATGCAACATTTGCAGCATCAGATGGATCATCAACTCTTACGGTGACAGAAACTGGTCATGGCGCAGCACTAGGTGATTTTGTCACATTCAGTGGTGCGGCAACGTTAGGCGGCTTAATTACTGCGGAGGTGCTTAATCAAGAGTATGAAATTGCATCTATTACATCTGCTAATGCATTTACAATAACTGCAAAAGATACATCTGGAAGCGCAGTAACTGCTAATGCTAGTGATACTGGCAACGGTGGTAGTTCAGTTATAGCTGCATATCAAATTAACATTGGACTTGATGTTGCAGTTCCCGGTGGTGGATGGGCATCTGGCCCATGGGGTGATGGCACATGGGGTACTGCTGCTGGAGAAACATTATCAAATAGTCTTAGGCTGTGGTCGCTTGATAACTTTGGTGAAGATTTACTACTTAATGCTCGACTTGGCCCGATATTTTTATGGGATAAAACAAACACCACTACAAGGGCAAAAGAGCTTTCAACGATAGCAAATGCATCTAATCCGCCATCAGAGGTTTTGCAAGTAGTTGTGTCAACACAAGATCGGCATGTATTAGCAATTGGATGTAATCCTATTTTTGAGTCTAATTTAGATCCCATGCAAATTAGATGGTGTTCGCAAGAAAATGCATTGGACTGGACGCCGACAACAACTAATACCGCCGGAGACTTAAAGTTATCAGTTGGCTCTACAATTGTTGGTGCGCTTAGGGGGCGTCAAGAAGTTGCTATTTGGACAGACAATGCTTTGTACAGTGTGCAGTTTGTTGGTGCGCCTTTTGTTTTTAAGGCAAATTTAATTACAGATGGTGTTAGCTTAATTTCACCCAATGCTGCTATTACTGCAAACAACGTCATATTTTTCATGGATCGTGGTAATTTTTATGCGTATGCGGGTGCCGCAAAAGTATTGCCTTGTACTGTTCGTCAGTATGTATTTGATGATTTTAATGACGTTCAATCAGAACAAGTAACTGCGTTTGCAAATACCGGGTTTAATGAGGTTGGATGGTTTTATCCATCATCTGGATCTACAGTGCTAGACAAACAAGTTGTTTACAATTATGCAGAAAATGTTTGGTCAATTTCTGATTTAGCTAGGGATGCTTGGGATGATGCTGCGGCATCGTCTGAAAATCCAATAGCGGTAAAGACTGTAAACGATGCTGGTTATGTGTACTCACATGAAGTTGGTTATGATGATGAGGATCAACCCTTAACAGCATTTATTGAAACCGCTGATTTTGATATTGCAGATGGTGATCATTTTGCATTTGTAAGAAGGTTATTACCTGACTGCAAATTTGTTGGTGGTTCAACATCGCCAGAACTAACGTATACAATTAAAACAAGAGACAATGCTGGTGGAACTATTACAGCAGAAAGCACTACAGCAGTTACACCATCATCAGAGTTTGCAATGACAAATGTTCGGGCAAGAGCGCGACAAGTAAGGGTTCGCATAGAAAGCACTGATGTTGAAAATGGCTGGCGACTTGGCGATGTGCGCCTTGATGTAAGGCCGGATGGAAGGCGATGAGTACACGATCATCTAGTGGTGCAGAATTTAGACTGCCTTTAGAGTTGCCGCCTACGGAGTATTCAGAAGAGTACCAAATAAGGCTTATCAATCAATTGCGGATTGTTTTGGAATTGATTCCCTCAAAAGCGGATGTAGAAGATAGCTCGCAAGCTATTTCATGGTTTATGTCGTAATGCCACAAACATATCAAAATGTAGTTAAGACACTTACTGGAACATCAGTAACTGACATATATGAATGCCCACAAGGGGCAACAGCAATACTAAAAACAATTAGCGCCCTTAATACAAACGCATCAAATCCAGCAACACTTATTGTTCATGTGTACGATAGTAGTGCAGATGCATTGTTTGAATTTAACACTGGGTCTATAGCGGCTGTCACAAGGAAACCATACCTTGAGAATGGTGAAGTTATTGTCCTTGAATCAAAAGATAAGTTACGCATGACAGCAGGAACGGCAGATTACTTTGATGTATTTGTGTCCCTGCTTGAGATAACATAGCGTTTAAACATACAGAGGTTGGTATGAACAGTAACTTCAGACAACAGCCCCCTTTCCCGCTAAAGAAGCAAGCAGAAGCTATTGCTAGCAAAGGGCGTTTTGGCGACTCAACATTAGTTCATATGAACCCTATGGAGGTTGATGTATTACGATCAATGACTCCAAACAATCAACTGACTATCAATCCTGATACAGGACAGCCGGAAGCATTCCTGCCGCTGTTATTAGCATTAGGTGGTGGCTTCTTAGGGTCTACTGCTGCTGCTGGCACATTAGCAGCAACATTGGGCGCTACGGGCCTTGCGGCAATTGGTTCTGGCGTTGGGACAGCAATTGAAACTGGCAGCTTAGAAGAAGGAATTAAGGCTGGTTTAATAAGCGGAGTTCTTGGTGGCGTTGGTGGAAAGTTGTTTGAAGGGTTTGGCGCAGCTAAAGATGTTGCCACTGGTGTAGGACAAGCAGGGACAGAAGTAACAAAACAAGCAACTGAAGAAGCACTAAAACAAGCGGCTATAGATACAACTAGTTCTGTTATTCCGCAAACATCAGCGCAACAAATAGCATCAGCAGGAAGCCAAGCATTTGTTCCACAAGGATTAACTGAGGCTACAAAGCAAGCTGTGACACAACAAGGCGTTACACAAGGTGTGACGGGTGCGGCAACAGGAGAGGCGGTAAAACAAACTTTAGGCCAAAGGCTTACTGATACGGTAGCGAAGATTAGCGCTCAAGAAGCATTGGCTACTGGAGCGGCAGGTATTACTGGTGAGGCTATGACAGATCAGTTTAACCTGATGAACATGCCGCTACCAAAAGAAGAAGAAAAAGAACCATTTTATGTTCCTGTGACGCCTAATGATCGAGGTGTTAGGTTTAGACAATCTAATACTAATCCAGCAGGAACTAGCGAGTTTGATTATTTCTCTAATCCCTTTACATATTCAACAGGTATGAAAGAGGGTGGGGTTGTAGGCGACAATGTGCGCAGGTTTAACAACGGCGGCATACCCGGAGAGCCTTACTTTGGCCCAAACTTTGATCCATTTAATCCGACTGGCAAATACAGACCAACATCAATGGCTGTGCCTAGTTATTTTCGCGATCCAATGGGTGCGGGTTCTGGAGCGGCAGCAGCGGCAGATCAATTAGGACTAACTGACGCATTAGGCAATAGGCAATTTACGCTACAAGACGTTGTAAATACTCAACAAATTTATACGCCTAGAGCAGATAGCCCAGCAATTACATTAGGCTCTCGTGGCTTTGCAGACGCGCCTGTAATTGATTACAACCAGAGACTATTGGGCGATCCTACTAGGACATATACA